GACGTTGTCGAGGCCGCGGACGACGTTGACGGCCTCCTTGCCGGCGCTCTTCTCGGCGGCGAGGAGTTTGCGACCTGCGGTTTCGGCCTGGGTCGACTGGACCCCGTACGTTTCGACAGCTTCGATGTAGGAGCCCTGCGCTTTGGTCAGGTCTTTGAGGGCGCCGACGGCCGGTGCCGCGACCGCGGTGATGCCGGCGATCCCGACCGTCGCCATCCCCCCACCGCCGACCGCCAGGGCGCCGGCGCCGAGCGCCGCCTCCGACAGGGACGCCGCGAGCGCGCCCGTGGCGCCCGCGAGGGCAAGGACCTCGGGACTGGCGAGCGCGATCAGCGACGGCAGTTTGCCGAATGGCATGGCGATGCCGAGGAGGTGCGAGCCGAGCCCGCCACCGCTGGCCGAATCGATTTTCCGCTTCAGCGCCGCGACCTCGGCGAGGGCGCCGGCGAAGGAGTTCTGGTCGACGTCGGCCTTGACCGTCTGGGAGATCGGCCGGGAGGTCTCCACGCGTGCGCGGTCGATGTAGGCCTGGTACTCCTCGAAGCCCCGGCCCTCGACGTTGGCCTGCAGGTTCGCGGTCGCGTCGTAGCCGGAGACGCGCTTCAGGTTGCCCTCGAAGGCATTGATTTTCGCGTTGGCCGGAGGGATGCCCTCGACGGCCACTCTGACTTTGAGTTCAGCCGCTGGGACGATCGGGATCAGCGCTCCTGTGCGTTGACGTTGGTGGAAGGTCGGAGTACTCTGAGTGGGTGAGATTCATCGCGCGAACGGGCCGCTCGACCGGCGTCTCCGTCGGTCCGGTAGGCCTGTTCTTCCTTGCGATCGGCTGGGTGTTCCTCGCGGCGCTCGTCGCCATCGGCTTCGTGGTGACCTGCCTCGGCATCGCCGCCGCATGGGGTCTGGATGAGGTGCGCGACCGGCGCCGCCGACCGAAGTCGACGACGCCGCGCCCCGCGCCGGGGGTCGAGCCATGGGCCCGTGGTCACCGGGAGGTCACGGCGACCGAGCGGGGCCATCATGGCCCAGCGCCGTTAGCGACCGTCTTCGGCCGCCATCCGCGCCTTTTCGTATTCGTCGTGTTCGACCGCCGCGAGCTGCTGCCAGGCCACGTACTCGCGGTGGTTCATCGTGCGGTCGAGCTCGGCGACCGTCCGGCCCAGCTCTTTGGCGAGCCGGAACTTGAACCTAAGATCCGTCCTCTGCAGGACGAAACTCTTTGCGCGTCGCGCGCGCCTCCTCGGTGGAGCCGATCAGCTCGGCGAGCTTCAACTGCACCGCGTCGTAGGCGGTCGTCGGCAGCTTGCCGACGAACTTTTCCGCCTTCGCCGGGGTGAGCTCCGGCTTGACGACGATCGCGGCGAAGCCCGCGGCCATCGACTTGAGGGTCGGCTTGAAGTTGCCGTCCTCGTCGCGCATCGACGGCAGTTCCTGCCGCTGCTCGACCGTCATCGGGCGGACGACGATCGAGCCGCCCAACTCGGGCAGGTACAGCGCCTCTTCGGCGAACTGGTAGCGCGTGGTGTCGGCGATCTCCTCCTCGGTGAGGATCTTCGCCTCGGGCTTCTCGATGACGGAGGTGTCCTTGTCTGCCATCTAGGATTCCAGCGCTTCCACTTCTTCTTTTTTTTCGAGACGCTGGATGCCGTCTTCGTCGGAGTTTTCGAACGTCACGTCCGTCGTCGACGCGGCCCCCACCGACCCGTTGATCGGGTTGTAGTTCGGCAGCACCATCCCCGCGCTGGCGTAGGCCGGGTTGGTTTTCGACACTTCACCCGTGTTCGGGATGACGACGACCGGGAACGGTTCGTTCGACCCGACCAGGGCCGAGAGCGTCGCGTCGACTTTCGATTCGGCGAAGTCCTGGAACAGGGTCACCGTGATCTGGCCGTCGGGGATTCCGAGCAGCTTTTCTTTGCTTTTGGCCTTCATGCCGGTGACGTCCTGAACTTCGGTGGTCTGCGGCACGCCGACCTGCTGGACGTAGTTCGAGAAGTCCACGCCGTTGACTTTCACGGTGACGTCTCTGAGGATCTGCTTCCCCATTTTGGCTACTCCTTCTTCTCGCCGCCCGCAGGCGCGGCGAGAACGCCGCCCTTCGGCGCAGCCGGTTTTCCACCGTCCGCGTGTGCGGGGGTGACGGTCTTCAGGGCGCCGCTCTTCAGCAGCCGCGCCCGCTGGACGGGGTTGAGGTCGGCCTCGAACTTCGTGCCCGGCGCGTGGTCGAACACGGAGACGGGACCCACCTCGTAGGTCTCCTTCGCCATATGTGGCCCTTTCGGGGTTGGGGGTTAGGTGACGTCGACCGACCACTCGGCACCGAGCACGGGCCCGGCCGGGGTCGGGAAGATGCGGTGGCCGCTGTGGCGGGCCACGAAGAGGCTGGCGACGGCGCCGCCGAGGGTCGGGTCGGCGTCGAGCGCGGCCCTGATCGACAGCTCGCCGTCGTCGTCGAGCATCGCGTCGAGCCGCTCGATCGTCGCCTCGTCTTCGGGGTCGCCGACGAGGACGCGCAGGGCAAAGGTCTCGGTGCCCTCGGCGTACTTGGAGCCGGCGGAGAAGGCGCGCGCTTCGGGCGCGATCTCCTCGACGGCGGCGGCGAGCGCGCGGCGGATGTCGGTGGTGCGGCTCATGGGGTCGGTTCCGCGTGGATCCGGTACATGCCGCCGACCTGGAAGACGATCCCGCCATTGTCGGCGCTCGCGGGCAGCGGGGGGATGTCGCTCTCGCGCCGCAGGTACATCAGGCGAGCGCCTTCGATGTCCATCGTCGCGTCGTTCAGCAGCTCCTCGCAGCGGGCGTCGATCGCCTCTGCGGGCGCCGCGTCCCCTCCACGGCAGACGCCCTTGACCGTCCAGACCTGGTTGCGCCAGAAGTCGCGCATCGACCAGACCGGGACGCCGCTCTGCCGGTGGAAGACGACGAAGGGGTAGTCGGCGGTCTGCGGCGCCATGCCGTGGTGGACGCCGCCGGTCGCGAGCGCGCACAGCGCTTCGTCGCCGGAGAGGAGGCCGCCGATCGCGGCGCGGATCGGATCGGGCGTCGCGCTCACCGGTAGATCCCCCCGGCCCGAATCTCGAAGCCCTCGCGCGCCGCCTCGAGCGCCGGGATCAGGTACGGGCGCGCGGACATCCCTTTCCAGTCCTCGGAGTAGGTCAGGAAATCGGGCTTGCCCGGAAACTCACTGGCGGCGCCGCGCTCGCCCGTGCCGAACTCGACGTAGGGGGCATAGGTGACCGCGGTCCCGACCTCACCCTCGAAGCCGTCGGTGTCGGCCTCGATGCTGCCGACGAGGTTGCCGGTGACCACCGAGCCGTTCTCGACCAGGTTGCGCTTGGCGCCCGCCTCCACCTCCATACAGGTACGGGTGACGAGGTCGCGGCCGCGGAGGGTGGCGCCCTTCGTTATCTCGCCGATGCGGCTGGTGAGTTCGACCGACATCAGCCTTCCCCTTCGTCTTCGATCTCGATGTCGCCAGTGGCCACGATGCAGTGCAGCTCCCGGCCGAGCTCGATACTGCGCCGGCTGACGGCGATGACCTCGTAGCGACCGTGGTCGGTCGTCTCGACCTGGTCGCGCTCGCTGATCTCGGTCCCGGCGGGCAGCACGATGAAGTCGGTCGTGCGGTCGTCGATGCGGTCTCCGGGGTTGCTGACACCCTCTCCCCCACCCGCCGGACCGAGCGCGCAGCGCAGTTCGGGACCACGGGTGTAGACGACGGTCCGCCCGCCGATCCCGTTGTCGGCTTCGGCGCGGGTAAGCACATGGCAGGGCTCGACCAGCAGGGGCTTGACGGCGGCGTCCACGGCCGCCTGGGAGAAACCGGGGATGGCCATCAGTCGATCCGGTGCTTGTCGAACTGGCGGCGCCGGAAGGCGGGCTGTGCGCGGTCGGCGTCCTCGCGGCGGGCGGCCTTGTCGGAGCGGCTGATGCCGCCGGCGAACGGCGCGGCGTTGTTCCCTGCGATCTTGGAGCGGAGTTCGGCGGCGCAGTTCGCGAGCGCTTCGGAGGAGCCCGTGTAGGAGATGCTGAGGTCGCCCGTCGACACGTTGGCGAGCTGCGCGTAGCGGCGCGACAGCGACTCCAGGCAGGCCGCGGCGGCGCCCTTCACGCTCCCCTCGGCGTCCAGCGCGAATTCGATCTGGGCGTCGGTCAGCGCCGGCGCGTCGGCGTCGAGGTCTCCGACTTCGAACCGGACCGCCTGTAATTCATCTGCGCTCGCTGCGGCGAAGGTCTCCGTCGTCAGCGGCGCCGCAGTGGATGCGCGGGCGCCCTTGCGCGGGCGCCTCATTTTTTGGACCCCGGTGCCGGGTGGATCGTGAACTCGTCGCCTTCGACCCAGAACTCCTTGGGCGGCGTCGAGGCGGCGTCGATGACGACCTTCAGGTAGGACGTGTAGGTGTCCGCCGAGCCCGACGCCGTGTCTTCGGCCGCCAGGACGTATTTCCAGTTGTAGCCCAGCGGGGAGGCTTTGTCGGCTTTGGCTTCGGCGTCTTCGGAGGAGAGCGCTTCGGCTTCTCCTTCGATCACTTCCCCGATGGTGGCGGCCACGGCGAGGAAGAGAAGTTCGTCGGCGCCGCTCAGGTCCATCAGCGATTCGCCGTCGGTCTCAAGCGCCGCGCCTCGGATCGGCGGGTAGGTGTCGCCCTCGAACAGTTTCGGTTCAGCCATCGAGGATTACCTCCGGGTCGTGCGGGGCGAGGATCAGGGACGGGGCGCGGTCGGCGAGGACCATCGTCGGGGCGCGGTCCGCCAAGGCGAGGGAGGGCGCGCGCCCTCCGAGCACGAGTCTCGTCGGGCGGTCGACGGGCGGTAGTTCGGGGCTGACGACGTGCCAGCTGTCGATCCCGGTGCCGACCAGCGCGAGTGCGCCGTCAGCGGCATCCTCCGCCTCCAGAGCGTCCGTCCCGGTGATGTCGAAGGTCAAGGTCACTGAGTCGGCGTCCGAGGCGCCGAACGCCTCCGCGCCGGTCCCGACGAGGGCCATCACCGCAGTGCCGGAATCCTCAGAGCTGGAGCGGAATTCGTCGCTGCCCGAGCCCGTGAGGGTGAGGTAGCCGACCCCGGCGTCCTCGGCCAGCGCGGCGTCGGCGCCGGAACCCGAGATCTGGATCGCGCAGGATCCGGCGTCGTCATATTCGACCGGTTCGGCCTCTTCTTCCCCTTCTACTTCGAAGACGACGTCGACGCCGTAGTTCGTTTCGTTGAACTGTTCCGAGGGCATGGCCAGCGCGGCGCCGACCTTGAACCGCCCGTTCCCGCCGGGGACCGATCCACCTTTCGGGGCGATCATGATCCCCGGCACTTCGGCCGCTTTGGCGAAATAGTGCGCCAATGCCCAGTAGGCGGGGCCGCCGGTCAGCCGGTCATGCAGGTAGCCGACCACGTAGACGTTCCCCGGTTTCAGGGTCGGCGGGACGGTTATCGCCGCTTCGACCCACTGGGACGCCGCAGGTTCTTCCGTGACCGCCGATAGCCCTTCCCCGATGAGGTCCCCGGTCGAGCGCTCCCAGATCCCGACCTTCACCGGCCAGGTCATCGTGGCGCCGGCGTTCTTCGGGAAGTAGAAGCGAACCGCCTTGCCTTTGCCTTCGACCAGGACTTCGAAGGCCACGCCGAACGTGTAGTCGGTCGCATCTCCCGTCACGGCGGCGCCCCCGAATGAGGGCGGGTCCGTCGTCCCGAAGAAGGTGTAGGTGGCCATTGCGCCTATGGCCTCGGTATGACGGCTCCGGTGTCGTCGTCCACGTTTCCCGACCAGGTCACTTCCTTGCCGAGCGTGTAGGCGAGGCCGTAGTAGCCGTAGCCCGGGAAGTAGGCCCTCGAGAAGTGGTTGTCCACGATCGTGCAGGAGCCGGTCGTCGCCGACTTCGCGTTGCAGCCGAGCATGTAGCCGCCGCCGGCCAGGAGCGAGTCTTCGACCACCACGTGGTTGTTCGAGCAGTCCCCGAAGATCAGTGAGGTCTCGCCGTGTTCGTTCAGCAGCGTCGAGTCCCTGACCGTCGCGTCCTCGTCGCAGAGATAGACGTTCTCGGAGTGGTTGCCCGGATAGGAGGCGTCCACGATGACGTAGGAGCCTTCGATCGTCACCGGCCCCTCGATGTTGTCGGGGGTGCCATGGACGAAGGATCTGATGATCTTGAAGCCGGAGTTCGCGTAGTGGTTCCACACGTTCGACTGCGGCGCGTTCGTCTTCGACCCGTTCCCGGCCAGCTCGGAGTCTTCGATCGTGACATCGTCGGCGCCTTGGGCCAGGCTGACCCCGGTGGTGCCGCCGCCTCCCGCGGTGGGCTTCACGACCGAGTCCACCAGCTTGCCTCCACTGCCGGTGAAGATGACGCCCGTGGCTTCGACTCCCGAGACCGTCTGGCCGGCCTTGACGGTGATTTCGCCGACCTTGCGGAGCGCGGTGCCCGCGGGGACGCCCACGGTGCCGGGGTCCGGGTAGCCGCAGGCGCTCGGGTCCGGGAAGCAGTGCAGCGAGCGCGTCGGTTCTTCGTGGGGAGGTTCTTCGACGGGCTGTTCGGAGCTGCCGCGAGGGCCTTCAGGGCCCTGCGGCCCGGCGATGCCCTGCGGCCCCTGCGGCCCCTGCGGCCCGACCGCCCCGGCGGGACCTGATGGCCCGGGCTCGCCCTGCGGACCTGTGGGACCCTGCGGTCCGGGCACTGGGGCGCGGGCTTCGAGGGCCGCGATCCGACCTTCAATCCTCGCGACCGCCGCCCAGAGGTTCTTCCCCTGCTGGGTGACGCGCGCGTCCTGATTTCGGTCCCGTTCCTGCTGGTTCGTTGCCCCGACCACGACGGCCGGGGCGATCACCAGCGCCGCGACGAAGAGGGCGAGTGCGAGAAGCGTCTGGCGCTTCATCCGGCTGCCCTCGCACGGACGGTCGGGGTGAAGCTCTCGGTGGTGTTCGCCGCGTTCATGACGCGGGCGGCTCCGCCTGCCTGCAGGTTCCAGGCGGCGATCAGTTTCGCGCCGACCGACATCACGCAGCTTTTGACGCCGGCGGGCCAGTCGGTCGCGTCGCCGGTTTCCCAGGTCTGTTTAGCGAGGGAGATCGCACCGTCTTCGGCGCTCGGCACTTCCTCGGTCTGGGCTTCATAGCCCGTGCCGGCTGCCACGCCGTAGCCGCCGGCGTGGGTGGTTTTCGCGGTGAATTCGTCCACCTCTTTCGTGGACAGATCGAAGCTCGCCATCTGGCCAGGGAGGCCGTTGAGGACGAGCGTGTCGCCCTCTTCGAAGGTGATGGAGTCGGCCATCGTGAACTACCTCTCCGCCCCACGGCCGGGTTGCCGCAGGGCACTCATGGGGGATTGGGCTACTCGCCGTCGCCGGTACTCTCGGCGTCGGCCAGGGCCTTCTCGACCGCGGCGCGGCCACGGACCTTCGAGCCGTCGGGCAACTCGTAGTAGCCGCCGCCGAGGGGCTTGGCCTTCGACAGCAGGTCGTCGTCGACAGGCGGCGCCGGATCCGGCGGGAGGTCGCCGTCGGACTCCGACTCGCCGTCGCCGGTACTCTCGGCGTCGGCCGCGTCGCCGGGCGTCTCTGTCTCGGTCTCCGCGGGCTGCTCGCGCAGCTCGGCGACCTCGTCGGCCAGAGCTTTGGCCGACTCGACCAATGCGGCGTGCTCGGCCTTCAGGGCCTCGTAGGCCTCGGCCAACTCGGCGTCGGACATCTCCTCGGCCTCTTTGACCTCAGCAATCTGGCCCAGACGGAGGAGGGACGCGTAGTTGCGCCCCTCCTCGTCCGGCACCGGCTCACCGGGGGCGATCGTCCCGTCGCCCCACTTGAGGTGCTGTCGGGCGACGTAGCCCATCAGGCGACAACGTCCTCGAAGAAGATGCCGAGCTCGGAGGCGACGACTTTCTGGTCGGACGCCTCCTTGATCTGCATGACGTCGGAACTCGCGAGCCCGTCGCGGCCGCGCTGGATGGTCCCGCCGAACGCGTTGGTCTCGCCGGGGATCAGGCCAGTCCACGCGAACGTGTAGCCGCCCGAGGGCTGGTCGATCGCCGGGGCGGGCGCCGCGTAGACGAGGAGCATGTCCTTGCGGCCGACGATGAAGTCGATGGCATCCGCGGCCCCCTCCTTCGCTTTGTTGATGACGCCACCCGGCACGAGGACGCGATCCACGCCGAAGAGCTCCGCGAGGAGCTCGGCGGTGACGATCCCCCGCTGGGTGTATTTGATGACGTCCTTCACCTCCGGGTGGTTTTTGATCTTCCGAAAGGTGTCGCGACCCAGGACCAGCGTGTTCGGCTCGTAGCCGGTGGTGCTGGCGATTTCATCGCGGTTCTCGTCGATGAATTCGATCGGTTCCGAACCCGACTGGTCGAACTGCAGGAATTCGCCTTCGCCCGGTTCTTTGGCCTTGCCTTTCAGGTCCAGGCCCCAGACCCCGGTCTTGAAGAACGCTTCGGTCCAGAGCCGGTCGTTGTGGATCATCACCTGCGTGGTGAGCAGGTTGGCGGCGGCCTTGTCCGGGTCCATCGGCTGGTCCGCGTTTTTGCGCGTCCGGTCGTCGATGGTGGTCTCCAGGCCTTCCTCCTCGCAGAGATAAGTGCCCTCGGACTTATTCACCCCGGCGCTCGGCGGGCGGCCACCGAGCGGACGAGGGCCGACCTCGTCACGGAAGAAGGACCCCTTGTCCCAGATTCCGTATTTGTCCGAGGCGTTGTTGACGCCGACGATCGGGAAGACCTGTGGCGCAACGAATTTGCGCGGGTCCTGCGCCCAACCGACCGACATGTTCGTCAGCCAGCGGTCGACGTGGAGGTCCGCCGGGCCCGGCTGATCCTTGTTGATTTTCGTGACAGCGCTCATGAGCGTTATCTCCTTCTGGGGTCAGCCGGGGCTACGCGCGCCCGGCGGTCGGGGTGGAGAGGAAACGGGCGAGCTCGCCGGCGGCGGCCTCCTCGACAGCGAGTCCGATCACGCGGGAGCCGAGGGCTTCGACTTTTTCTTCCTCGATGACGGTCGCGGTGGCGGCGACGAGCTTGCCTTCCGCACCCGCCGAGACGAGTTGTCCGGCTTTGATGTTCCCGCCGGCGACTGCCTTCGGTTCACCGCCGTTGGCATAGGTCGCCTGCGCACCTTCGGGGGCGTTCTCCTGGAGGGAGAACGCGATGTCTCCGGCTCCGGCGAGGACGAGCTTTCCGGCTTCGTTCAGCTTGACCAGGCGGAACTGCTTCGTCGACAGGTCGGCACCCGCCGGGGCGGTCGCGAGGTGATGGGAGGCTAGGCGCTGGGTGGCCATTTGAGGTTCTCCTTCTGGGTTGGCCGGGGCCGCCTAACGGCGGACCTCGGCGAGGTAGGCGGCCTGCAGCTCGGGGTTTTCGTCCCCGGCCTTTTCGAGGGCCTGCTCCGGGGTGAGCGAGGAGTCGGACTTGCGGATCTCCTCGGCCTTCTGCTTGAGCTGGGCGAAGGCGTCCGCACCCGGCTCGGTGACGCCGTCGGCGCCGGCGGTCGAGAAGAGCTCGCCCTTCTCGATGCCCTCGTTGGTGGCCTTGAGCAGCGTCTCCAGGGCCTCGTAGGACTCCTTGGGCAGCTTCTCGCTGGCTTCCTTCAGGATCGGTCCGAGGTCGTCGGCTTTGGTCGGGAGCGAGTCGAAGGCCTCGGCCTTGGCGACGAACTCCTTATCGAGGCGCGCGTCGCGCTCGGCGTCTGCCTTCGCGATCGCTTCGTCCGCCTTCTTCTGGGCGGCAGCGGTGGCGTCTTCGGCCTTCTTGAGGGCGGCCTTGGCGGCCGGCGACAGGTCGGCCTTCTCCAGCTCGGCCTTCTCGGTGGCCTTCTCGATCGCGGCCTCGACCTCGGCGACGGCGTCCTTGGAGACGCCCGCCTTCTTGAGGGCGGCGACGAGCTCGGAGGCGTTCTTGGCCTCCAGCGACGGGCCCTCGGCCTCGGGCAGCTCCAGCCCTGCGGCCTTGACGACATCGGCGACGATCTCCGGGGTCAGGTCGCCCTTGTGGGTGGCGAGCAGGCGGGCGACGCCGTCCAGCGCGAGCGCGGCCTGCTCGGAGTCGGCGGCCTTCTCGACGAGGGCAGGTAGCGTGTCGGCCTTCTCGACGGCGTCGCCGAGCTGGTCGATCAGCTCCTTGGTCAGTTTCGACATGCGGTGTCCTCCTTCGGACGGGTGATCGGAGTCGCGCTTCCACAGGTAGAAGCGCATGGGTTCGGACTGCTCGACGGCGTCACGACAGGCGGCCCTGTCGACCAGCGACACGAACTCGACGTCGAGACTCTTGAGTTGGGGCATGGGGCCTCCTTGGCTCGCGAGCGAGCCGACGGGAGTGGGATGAAGTGCATGGCGGGCTAGGCCGCGTCGACCCGTTCGGCGGTGCCGCCGATCGAGTAGCCGGTCAGTTCGCCCTTGACGATCTGCTGCCAGATGTCGGCGTCGGCGACGTGGCTGGCCATCACCCAGGAGCCCTTCAGGACCGGGCGGCCGTGGTATTCCATGTCGGACGGGGCGATGAAGCTCTCGACCGGGACGGCGCCTGCGGCCTCCTCGGAATGCTGCACGTCCTGTAGGCGCGACTCGGCGAGGTAGCGGTGGGCGGCCTGTTCGATTTCCGCCGCGGTGACGATGTCGCCCTGTGAGTCGGCGACGTCCGGCTGCATAACGACGCCGTAGACGATCTGCGCCGCGTCGTCCTTCCACAGCTCGGTCGTGAAGGCCTTGTCGACCTTCTCGGTCTTCGTGGCTTTCGACGGCGCCGCGGCGGACCCGGCGTCGGCGCGCTTCTGGAAGAGGGTCTTGAGGCTGGGCATGTCGCTCCTGTCGTGGGCCTTCTTGCCGATGAGGGGGAAGTCGAGTCGTTCGCCGGCGACCACCAGGGAGAGCGCGTTGAAGGCCAGCGCCAGATTCGGCACCTGCGGCTCGGTGTGGTCGTAGGCGAGCGTGATGTGCGGGGTGAAGCCGTGGTCGGTCGACGGCCGGAAGCCGGCGCCGGTGATCGCCTCACACACGCACTGGCGGAACTCGGGCAGCCCGGGCACGTCGGGCGACACGTAGGTGACCGGTTCGGGCCCGGCCGTGAAGTGGCCGATCCCTGCGATCTCGCCGGTGAGCGGCGGCAGCGACGCAGCGCACCCGGCGACGACGGTGGCCAGCGCTTCGACATTGCCGAGGTCAACGGCCGCGCCGAGGAAGGCGAGCGTCAGGTGTAGCTCCTCGGCCGGTTCGCCGCCGGGCTGGGCGATCGCCTCGGCGACCTCGCGCGGCGGGTAGAGCGCGACCATCGCGCCCGTCTGCTGCTCGGCCTTGGTGAGGAAGGCCACGGTCATCCGATCAGCAGCGCCAGCGCCGCGACGACCGCGATATGCCACACCTGGTCGTTCCAGATCCGCACGTCGGCGCCGATGTCCATCAGAGGGAGGTGGCTCGGGTCCGGTTGCGTCTGCCGGATCAGCTTCGACCACGCCTGCACCGGCCAGCGCGTGTCGATGATCAGGTGGGTGATGCCTATGGCGAGAGCCCCGTACCAGGGGAAGACGAGGAGCTGGGCGGCGCCGTGGATTCCGGCGTGGACATATGCCGCCGGGTGGCGATCCCACCACGGCCCTTCGCCGCGCATTGGCAGGAGGTATTCGTCGCCCGTCAGCGAGTTTTCGCTGTACACCGTGACGGCACGCGGGCGGCGCTTCATCTTGTTCACCGCCATCCACTCGTTCTGGCCGAGCCAGTCGAAGACAAGGTGGACGACGACGCCCCAGATCAGCAGATCAGTCGCGCTCATGCGCCGCCTCCGAACACCGGGAGGAGCTGAAGCGTCCCCTGCGGGTGCTCCTTCGCCGCGATCTCCCGCGCCTCCTCGAAGCTGACCTTCTTGCCGTTCCGCGCTTTGCACTCGGCATCGGAGGTCGCCAACAGACCGTCCATCAGCTCAACGCCGGTCACTTCCGGGTGGGCTTCGTAGGCCGCCAGCGAGGTCAGCCGCTGCGCATTCGCCGTCTCGGTGCGGGCGATCAACTGCGACCGGTAGGCCGACCCTGCCTTGTGGAACTTCCCGGCCGGGACGTAGCTGCGGATCCGGTCGGCGGCTTCCTTCCATCCCTCCTTGGCCTCCCGCGCGTCGGCGAGGGCCTTGAAGATGGAGTCCTGCAACTGGTCTTCGATGTCGAGCATGCCGACCCGCAGGCCCCCGTCGCGGAGGATCTGCGCGCGCTTGGCGGCGGTCAGCTCCACCTCGGTCGAGCGCCCCTCGGCGCCGAGTGAGTCCTTGAAGGTGGAGATGACGCGTTCGGCGACCTTTCCGTAGTGGCCGAACCATTCACGGGCCAGCTTGCGGGCGAAGCCTGCGAGGCCGACCTGCGCGATGACGCTGCGCGCCGTGGTCCGGTCGTCGTCGGTTACCTCCTTGCGGACGGTCTGTTCATAGGCCCGCGCCGCCTCCTCGCCGAACTCGCGCAGGGCCTCCGATGAGGTCCGCGCCAACGATCGCTCCAGCAGGTGCCCGTCGGCGACATAGGCCCTGCCGAGCGCGGGCATGTCATCCACACCCGGCCCGGTGTCCGCCTTCTCCGCCTCCACGGCCGCCGGCGTCGGCAGGCCCGCTTCGCGGAAGAGCGCGGCGAGCAGGTCGTTGTCGGGCCAGATGACGGCACCCGAGAGCGCCATTCGTTCGAGCATCAGCGTCACCGCGTCGAGGTCCATCCGGCGGGTGGTGCCGTGGACCAGCTTGGGCGGATCCTCCACGCTGAACCCGTTCAGCTTCAGCAGGCGTGGGATCGCGTAGTTGTTCATCACCGCGGCGATGCCGTCGAGCCAGGCGTCCACGGCGGCGCCGAAGATCTGCGACTTCACATCGAGCATCGAGTAGCTGCCGACCTTGTCCTGGCCGATCAGCAGCATGTCGGCGAGGATCGTGGTGGCGATGTCGAGTTTGTAGCGGCGGATCACCTGGTCGGTGTCGATCTGCCGTGACCCACCGGTGGTGGCGAGTTCGAACTCCCACCCCGCCGGGATCAGCAGGCCCTCGTCCTCGTCGCGCTTCACCGTGGTGACGAGATCCTGCGCCGCATCGACGATCGCTTTGTTCGCCTCGGCCTGGAAGTCGAAGCCATCGGGGGCCTTCAACGTCGGGATACCCGCGAGGTCGCGCTCGATCCCGATCGCCTCGATCTCTTCGATCGTCTTCTTGCGGTACCACGCGACGTAGGCGTTGCGGAGCATGGAGCGGCCTTCGGGATTGCCCTTGGTCGTCTCGGTGCGGAACAGCAGCGCCTTCTCCATCGGGATGGTCCGCAGCCCGCCGGTGGGCGGTAGTTGCTCCATCCCTTCGATGCCGCCGGTCTCATCGATCAGCCAGCGCGAGAGCGTCTCCTGCGCGCGGATCGGGAGCTTGCGCCAGCCGATCTTGCCGTCGTTGAACTTCGAGGTCGGGAGGGGGCGGCCGTCAGGGCCTTTGCCCCTGGGTTCGGGCCCTTGGCGCTTCTTGTAGACGATCTCCGACAGCTCCCAGCCGTACTGGAGCATCGTCATGACCTCGGAGATGAAGTCCTCCCAGGTGCCGGACATGTCGTCCATGCACTCCTCGACGAACTCGGCGGCGGCGGGATCGGCTCCCTCCTCCACCGTCCATTCGACGCCGCGGGCGAGCATCTTCACCGCGAAGAGCAGCGCGCCGACCGTCGCGTCGTTGTCGGCCATCTCGCGCCAGACCCTGGCGGCGCGGCCCTGGCCGGCGAGCTGGCGCAGCCACTCCTCGGCGACGAAGCCGCCGTACTGGCGCAGGCCGGTGACGCCGAGCTCGGCGAAGGCCTCAGACGGCGCCTTGTAGACCGCCTGGCGCCGCTTCTGGACGAGGGACGGCATCACGCCGTCAGCCACGTCGGGCCTCCTCGCGCTCACGTCGCGCGAGCCGCGTCCGCCGGCGCGCAGCCTTGGCCTCGTCGCGCTGATGGCGCGTGCGGTTGTCGGCGCGGGTGCGCTTGGCGTGGCGGGACATGGTCCTCCGGTCGGTGTGGGGGTCTAGTGGCCGGGCGCCCGCTGGTGGCGGAGCGCTTCGGCCCACTCGGGGGAGATGCGGCGCGGCGGTGCGGGCTCGGTCCTCGCGGGCCCGGGCTTCGCCGCGGCGGCCCGGTCCATCTCGTCGATCAGGCGGCGGGTGCAGGCGCGGCACGAGCAGTTCGGGATCGCGAGGCCGGTGTGCAGGCACATCAGCCCGACCGCCATCACGCCCCCACGTACTCGCGACGCTTCTCGGCCACCATCTCGGCGATGGGCGGCGTCTTCGAGTGGTCGCCGTCGCAGACGAGGCGGAACCGCCCGGTCGGCAGTGAATCGTCCGGGCGGATAGGCACACCCCGGAAGTCATCCCAACCCAGGCGCTCGACCTCGAAGGGGTTCAGGAGGATCGCGGTCAGGGGCGAGCCGCAGTTCCCGTTGTGCTGCACGACCGCCGCCTGGAGGGCGGCGAGGTTCTTGGCGGCGGCGCTCACGCGGGCACCGGCGCCAGCGGGCCGCCGAAGTGGTGACGGGCGCGGTCGAGCAGGCGCCCGAGCGCTCCGCCGATTCGCCTGCGTGCTCCGTGCATCTCACCCTCCCTCGGGTCGAAGTATTCGCCGGGCGCCCTGACCCGCGGCTCCAGCAGGTCGCGCGCGCATGGAGTGGGTCGCTTCGTCCGCTGGCGCTCCACGCCGCGGCCCGGCCTGTGTGGGTATCTCGGTGAAGTTGTCAGCCCACCCCGCGGTGACGGCTCGCGCGCTTGCCGACTATCGGCGCGGTCACCGGTGGCCCCTGCAGGTAGGACATCGCCTGGCTCATCGCGTCCACCTGGTCGTCGTGCGCGCCGTTGGGGAAGACCGCATGCTCGTGCATCCATTCGTCGACGCGCGTCGGCTCGAACTCCAGGCGGCGGTGGTTGCCGGCGTCGTCGGTCCACTCGATCGGCGGCGGGCACGGGATGAACTCGGCGTCGGGCAGGTAGATGTTCCCGGCCTCGGCGATCGGTTCGGCGGCCGCGGCGCGGACCTCCTTGCCGCCTTCGGGCTCGACCGGGATGAGGCCGGTGATGGTCGCGCTCAGCGTGTCGATGACGGCCTTGCCGTTGGCCTTGGCCTCGACCAGCTTCGCGCCGGTGGTGATGAAGGAGTCGAGCGCCTGCACGGCGCGCAGCGATTCGGTGAAGCTGAGGCGTGCCCGCACCTGCGCCAGCAGGTAGCGGTCGGCGCCCTTCGCCGCCCACACCTGGCCGACGACGTAGGAGGACGACTCCGACTGCGACTCGCCGAAGCGCATGTCCCACGAGGCGATCGTCTTCTCCAGGCGCATCGGCAGCGTCTCCTCGCGCCAGCGCTTCCACCAGTGCCGCTTGAACATCCCGCCTTCGGCCGGGGCCGGGCGCTGCTGTAGCTGCCCGGCGTAGCCGTAGGAGCCCTGTTCCTTCAGGAGCTCGGCAAGTTTCTCGTGGCCGAGGCGCACCGGCTCGAGCAGCTCGCCCTCGCCCTTGCGCCGGTCGCCCGCCAGCTCCCACCCGCTCGGCAGGGTGACGCTCTCGGGGTAGACGAACGGGTGCGACGGCTCGTAGGTGGCCGGAAGGCAGAGGTGGTGCCAGTCCCCGCGCTCCAGCAGGTAGCCGGTCAGGTCCTCCTCATGGAGGCGCTGCATCACGATCACCGCGGCGGCCCGGTCGTTGTTGAAGCGGGTGGACATCGTCCCCGACCACCAGGTGTTCGCGTGCTCGCGCTTCGCGTCAGAGCGGGACTGGTCGGCGGAGAGGGCGTCGTCGACGACGATCCGGTCGCCACCCTCACCGGTGGCCATCGCGTCGACCGAGGTGGCGAGGCGGAATCCCGTCTCGGTGTTCTCGTATTTCCCCTTCGCGTTCTGGTCGGAGGTCAGCGTCCACGGCTCCGGCTGCAGCAGGCGCAGGACGCCCTGGTAGCCGATGCGCTGGAAGATCGTCCCCTCCTCGCGCCCGCCCTTCGATTCGATCAGGCGCCGCATCTTCAGCGAGTCGCGGAGACTCAGTTCCGAAGCGTAGGTGGCGAAGAGCCAGCGGAGCGAGGGGTGCTTCAGCCAGTCCCATGAGGGCCAGAAGACCGCGGTCGTCAGGCTCTTCATCGCCCGCGGCGGGATGTTGATGATCAGGCGGCGCAGCTCCCCGGCCGAGACGGCTTCGAGATGCTCGGCCATCACGTCCACATGCCAGCCGTCCACGAAGGGGGTGGCGGGCTCCAGGATCGGCCACGCCTCGCGGATGCAGGTGCCGAGGTTGGCGGCACAGGCCTGCGCCAGCGCGCGGTCCTCGTCGGGCGGCGGGTCGAAGATGTCGGCCGCGACGGCGAACGCGTCGGGCGGCTCAGTTCCTCCCAGCAGCATCGCGGGCCTCTTGACGTTCGGCGTGTTCGATCATCTCGACGGCCTCGCGCATCTCGGTGGTCCAGGGCACGAGCGTGAACGTGCCATCGTCGTCCGGCTCAGCGGCGCCGGTCCCGAGTCCTTCGACCTGCGCGGTCCGCCAGCGTCCGCCTTTGCGAGAGGGCTTGACGGAGAGGACAAGCCAGCACGATCCGGTCGTCTCCCGGATGACGATGTCGCCCTCTTCGGGAAATGCCTCATCGGGCCATTCGAACCAGAGCCAGCGGTGGACGAGGCCCGGGATGCAGCCCCTCATGCCGTCAGTTCCCGCCCCGCACTCGACATGCGCATCAGGTGCTTGCGGACGACTTCGGGGGCACGAGGGTCGTCGGCGACGTCGAGGTCGACGAGGATGCCCTTGACCGCCTCGGCCATGAGGCTGCCCTGCGCTTCGGCCACCCGCACCCGTCGCTCCTCGAGGCCGGCGGCGATCGCCACCTTGGAGTAGCTGACGAGGCGGTCCATCGCCTTGGCGCGGACTTCGATCCAGATGTGGAGGGCGGGCGGTCCCTTGGTGGTCTCGACGACGCGCTCGCTCAGGGACTCGGCGCCCTTTTCTTCCTTCAGCGGGCGGTCGACGACGGTCGTCACGGGCCCGACCGCGTCCTCGGGCTGGAGTTCGGCGATGCGCTCGGAGGCGTAGGCGACTTCGCCGCCGGTGATGCGGATGCACTCCAGCAGGGCGACTTCCGGGGTCAGGTTCTCCAGCGGGGCGCCCATCACCGCGGCCTCGCGGCGGGCGAGCTGGACGGCGCCGGTGACTTCGGCCTGCGGGGAGGCGCCGCCGTGCTGACGGCAACGGCCGATGCCCTTATGGCTCGTGCCCCAGCCTGCCGTCCTGCCACAGGGCTCGCCCTGACGGTTCTCGGCGCCGCAGTACTTGGGGTCGGCCGGTTCCATGAGGTTCAGCCGTGCTGCCGGATGACGGCGGTCCCTTTCGGCAGGGTCGCCAACCCGGGGCCGTCGGGGCCAGCGACGATGCCGCCTCTCGCGTAGTCCCCATCCAGCCCACGCCGACTAGGCGTCAGCGCCCGACCGGTGTTGGCCTCCACGGCTACGGCCCTGTCGTCCCAGAGCTCGACCATGTCGAAGTCCTTGACGCACGTCGCGGGGAGTGGGGTGCCGATGTGCTCGCGGGTCCACTCCCGGATCGCGTCGGCCACCTCGTCCCCGCCCTCGAACATCCTGGCGGTGAAGATGCGCACCTGTCGACCTTCGTCCAGCCAGCGCCTGACGCGGTCGACCATGGCGGGGATGGGGGCGCCGATGGTGGTCGGTCCCTCCCACTGGTCGTACTCGGCGAGGGTGCCGTCGAGGTCCACTCCGATCCAGCCGGGGTTCATCCGTCAGCCCCGCGCGCCAAGTCGAGCACTGCCTTGACCTCGGCAAGCGCCTCGCCGTCGACCTCGATGCTCTGCGGCATCAGCGTCAGGACGGTCGAGTTGATCTCGCCGACCCCCACTGCCAACTCCACCTTGGTGGTGAAGTCCGAGATGTCGTGGCCGTCGAGGATGACCTGCGCTCCTTCGCCGGTCGGGCCGTTCGTCTTGATCTCCAGCTTGCCGAGGCTCATGCGAAGCTCCAGCGCGCCACCCACGGGCCGTCTTTCGGGCCGGGCGTGGAGCGCACCACCACGCCTTCGCCGCGCAGCCGGTTGAGGATCCGGACCACCCGTGAGCAGTCGGTGCGTCCGGTCTTGCCCTGGGGCTCGCCGAGGCGTTCGGCGATGTCGTGGGCGGTCTCGTTGGGGCGGAGTGCTTCTAGCACCCGCTCCGGGGTGAGGTCGAGGTATTGCATTGGGAGCCTCCTGCGCCTGGAGCGGCGCTGGTTGTGAATCGAAGATGTCCCAGCGGATGGGCGCCGGGATGTCCGGCGGTTCTGCGCTCTACGAAGCGCTTGACAGCCGCCGTGGGTCGCGCGATGTCCGGGGCGATGTCCCAAGCGGCGGGCGCGGAGAAGTCGGGCCGCCGCGGTCCGTGCCCTTCGAGCGCGGCGGATGCTTATGTCGGCGGGCGTCCGGCTGCCACCGGGACCGATCTGTCGAGGGCACGACCGATACGCAGCCACCGGGCACCCGCTGTGGGCGTGCCGAGCAGAGGGCTGCGTCGAACGGTCCGCCGAGCCGGGTGAAGAGGGCCGGTGGCTCAAGGCGGACCGAGAGGGCGGACGCGCTCGCCTCCGGGCTGGCAGGAGTTGACGAGGCTGCGCGTCCTATGGCGACGGCGGGACTCGAACCCGCGATCTCCTGGTTATGAGCCAGGCGAGATGCCGCTTCTCCACGTCGCGTCGATGTATGCCAAGCGTCTCGCCTTCGACCACGCAGAAGTGGTCGGCATCGCTTGGGCTTACGCCTCTTCTCTCGTCCCTGTCAGAGCGAGTCGGCGCTTACTCGGATGAGGATCGATCCCGGTTGCGGACGTAGCTGTCCTACCTGCGGGAACGGGTGCAACGATAGCCATTGCACCCGGACGACTCAGTGGTTCTGGGCGCGATCTTGCAGGCCGAGCAGCTACAGGCTTCCGTAGAGCTTGCGCCGTTGGGTGCCCGTCATGGCGAGCAGCATCCCTGCGAGGCGCGCCCCATCGACGTCGGCCTCGTCGATCGCCGCGTGGGCGCAGAAGACGATGCTGCCCTCCTCCAGGTTGCCGTCGCCGAGCGCGATATGGAGCGGTCCCCAGACGTAGGAGCCGCGTTGTTCGAGTGCCGCGTTGTAGGCCTGGGCGAACTCCAGCACCTGCGGGACCGTCGGGCGGTCGCGGGGCTTGTCGGGGATCGGGCCGCGCGCCATCAGCGTGATGCGAGGCGCCCACGGACATGGCCTTTGAGCGCCACGCGGGTGCCCCCCATCGCCCTCAGCGAGGCTGCAAGGTTCGAGGCAATGCGCCTTTCGGCATCCTGGACGCTCTGCTCGGTGGCGAGGCGCGCCTGCTCCATCTTGAGGCGGTCGTTGGCGCGCCGGACCGTCTCGGCGTTGGGGAAGTCGGCGAGGGACATCAGGTTGCCTCGGCCGGCGCCCGGTACCGCTCGCGGATCTCCTCCAGAGTGGCTTCTGCCTCGCCCTCCCCGGCGCGGTTGTAGCGCACGAACTCCGCCGCAGAGTCATCGTCTCGGGCGCCGGGCCAGAGCGCGCTGTGCCCGCGTTGCTCGCACCGCTCCAGACGTTCGGGGGTCTCGTGCTCTCGGGCGCGGCCGTACTCATCGCGGAGGTAGGCGATCATCTCCTCGCGGGTCAGGATCCAGGTCACGGGCGCATCGACGACCGTTGACCACTCGACATACTCTTCGTCGGCGAGCTTGACTAGGCAGCGACCCATCAGCGCCGTGCCTTCCACCGCGCCAACTCGACACGTAGGCGCTTGATGGGTTCGCGGTGCCAGCGATAGGGAGGCTTCCACGGGGCGTGGCGGGTTGACCCGTCCGGCAGCAGCAGGACATCGCTCATCCAGTAGCCGGTGTTCGGGTCGAAGGTTGCGCCCGTGAGTCGGGAGTCGGTGCTCACCGTCGCCACGCCGAATGCCGGGGAATTGACCTCGTCGGCGGTGAACTCCTTGCCCCAGACTGACGGCTCGTGCGGGATCGTGGTCGACAATTCGGGAAGGCCGCCGGAGTCGTCGAGGGGGGTCATCGCCCTCAGCCTACGCCGCCACCGAGACGGCCTCAACCTGCTTCGGCAGGTAGCGCCGCACCGTGTTCACCGACACCCCAAGCTCCGTGGCGATCGCCGTCGGTCCCATCTCGCGTCCGGCCATCATCTGCACCTCATGGCGACGACGGTCCTCATCCCAGCCGTAGAACTCGGGCAGGGGCTTGCCGGTCTCCGGGTCGCGCTCGTTCCACTTCCGGGCCTTCTTGACCCACTGGACGGTGCAGCGCTCCAGGACGGCGACGAAGTGCGCGGGTTTGCCCTCGTAGAGGTCGACGATGCGCACCGCGGCGCGTTCCTCGACCTTGATCGGGTCTTCCGCGTCCCGGTCGTCCAACTTGCCTTCGCGGAGCGACACCCGGTGGGGAACGCGGAAACGGAAATCGAGGTACTCGACCTGCGCGAGCAGATAGAGGCTGCGCAGCTTGCCCTCGTCGCCGTCGGCTTTGGCCCGGGCGAAGTGCCAGGAGTACCACTCGAAGAGGGAGACGCGGTCTTTGTCGGGGGGCTTGGTCGGGTCGCCTCGGAGACCCACCCCCGCCGGCGCCTTGGACTTCGTCGCAGATTCGTGGACGCGGTTGGGGTCAAGGTTCTGCGTCGGGGCGTCGGCGAGCATCTCCAACTTGCCGAGGATCTCGTGGATCAGGTCGTCGATCACCGGCCCTCCCTCATCGCGCTCTCGACCTCCTCGACCAGGCGCCCCGCCCATCGCTGGTAGGCGCCGTCGAGATTCGCCGCAAAGGCGCGCAGGTCGCCGTGCTCTACCTCGAAGGCTCGGGCTACCTCGCGCTCGAACCGAAGCTGGCGCCACCACAGGGGCAGGGCGATGCCGACGGCCAGTGCGAGAGCACGCGCCAGCCTCACGCTGCGGCCTCCAGCCCCTCGCGGATCTTCCGCTTCGCGCGCTGCGCCGCGTTGTCGATCGTCTTGAACCCTCGGCCGGTGTCCTCGGCGACCTGCTCGTAGCTGAGGCCGGAGGCGATGCCGCCGACCGCCTGGCGCTCGAGGGCGGACAGCCGGCAGAAGGTCGCTCGCACCGCCTCGAATTCTTCCTTCGCCTCCAACGCAGAGACCGGGTCGGGACGCCGTTCGTCGGCCAGCACCTCTTCGAGCATCGGATCTTCGATGTCGCTGCTGCCGCTGACGGTGCCCCGGAGCGACAAGGCCTCGTTCAGCGGTGAGTGCTTGCGGCGTGATGCGGCCTTCGCCGCGGTGATGACCTGGCGCCGGACACACAAATCGAGGAAGTTCCTGAAGCCGGATCCGTTGCCGGGGCGGAAGTCCCTCACGGCCTTGAAGGCACCCACCCGGCCTTCCTGCCGGAGGTCTTCGGCATCGGCGCCGAGCATGAAGTAGGCGGACGCGATCATCCGGATCAGGCCCTCATGGCGGTGGAGGATCCGGCGCATCGCCAGTTCGTCGCCCTGCTGGGCGCGGGCGACCAGGGCCTCGTCGGTCATCCCAGCCTCCGCCCGAACGTCATCCCTCGACGGGCGCCGCCGCCGACCCCGACCATGCGCTTGCCTCCGGTGCTGCCGATCTCCGCGCCGTCGTTCTTGCCGTTGGCTCCGCTGCCCCCGCGGTGTGACCGGGTGGCGCGGTCGAGGGCGATGCGGTGGCGGCTTGCGGCGGGGGTGTTCACAGCGCCACCAACTTGAAGCGTTCTGGACGGTTCAGCTCGACATAGCGGGCACAGTCCCCACAGAAGATTACGAGCTTGCCGCTCTCCAGATCCCGGTACATGTAGGCGCCCTTCTCTTCGTCGAGCGCGGGCGCCTTGCAGATGTCGGCAGCACAGTTCTCGATGCCTCCGTAGGGGGCGAGAACGCGTCCGAACTCCGGCGACCCCTCGATCAACCGTCCACCTTCGCCGTGTGGACGCGCTCCATGATCGTCGCCTCTTTGGTGACGTGCTTCTTGAAGCCGACCCCGATCTCGGCCGTGCCGGTGGCGATGACCTGCCCGTCGGCATCGGCGAAGCTCACCGAGACGATGTCGCAGTTGCGGAGCGCGTCCTCCAGCCGGAGCGACCCCGTCAGCTTGACGGTGTGGATGTAGGAGTCGACCCGTTCCCGGCGGCGGTCCGGGGTCGTGTTGTAGAAGGCTTCGCGCGCGTCCTTTTCGGACTGCGACTCGGGGAAGAGCGCGATCGTCTCCCCGTCGCCGTCGAGGTCGAAGGCGTCGTGTTCGCTCATCGGCGTCCTTTCGTCGGGAGGGGGAGTAGGCAGAGACTGCGGGAGCCGACGACGAGGAAGACGCCGGGCTCGTTGAAGATCCGTGGCGAGCGGTAGCGGAACCTCACGCGGCGATCGGCTCCCGTGCGGGCAGTTCCCCGCCGCGGCGGACCAGTTCGGCCAGTGCCGACTCGTCACCCTCGGCGGTGCGGCGCATCAGCTCCTGCTCGGAGGCTGCGCGGTGGGTCAGGTCGGTGACCTGCCGCTGGTCCGTTCGCTGGTCCGAACGTGGACCAACGGAGCCGTGCGGAGCCGCACCGGTCGGGCCGTTGCATCCGCTCTGCGCTGGGGAATCCGCAGTCTGACGCGAAGCCGCCGGAGTCTGCCCTCCTGCTTCACACGCGAGAGGTCGCTGGTTCGAAACCAGCCGTGCCCATGGCCCACAAACCGCATGAGAGCTGGCGATGCGCGGTTTCGAGGCTCGACGCGGGAAGAGCCTCACTTGACCCCATGGGGTCATTCGTGGGGTCAATCAAAGGCGCAATGGCCCAGGCGAGCAGATCGCGGCCCGCTTCGACGCCGCTCAGAGAGCCAAATCCGTGACGCCGAAGTCGATCCTTCTCGGTGATGCGTCGACACGAATGCGAGAGGTCTCTGACTCGAGATCCCCAGCCAAATGCAGGCGCGAGAGCAACAGCACCCGGCGACGACCCGGCTGATCGCTTCGGCGACGCAGACCGGCCCTGGCCGCCCTCGCACTCGGGCAGAATCAGATGCGGACCCCGGTGCAAACGGTTTTCCGTCAGGGTAGGGAGGCGTCGATCACAGACGCCCGGATGTCGAGTCCACCGTCGTCACTGAGCTCGCCCGCCTGAGCGTCGAAGAAGGAGCGCGCCGAGGAGACAGTGGGAAAGGTGGACTGATGACGTCGAGAGTCGCTCTCGGCCCAGTCCTCGCGGGGGAACCAGAAGACCAGGTAGACGGCATGGTCGATTCCGGTCTCCGGCATATACCCCTCCGCCAGCTGGGACTTCATTTTCGTTTTTATCTGCGGCTCCCAGGAGCCCTTCACCTCGATCAAGACCCGGAGGCGCTCGGCTCCTTGAGTCGGGGACGAGGCGCTGACGAGAAGGTCGGCGCTCTTCCCGCGCCCTTTTCCGCCACCCCTGACCAGGTTCTCCCGCGTCACCTCATAGGCGGGGCCGAGCACATTTCTGAGTTGACCGACGAGCCAGTTGCTGAGATGGCCCTCGTCTTTCGGCGTGTTCTCGGGCCGGGTATTCCAGAGCTCGGCGGCAAGCGGCGGAAGTCCGATCTGGACGAGACGGCCGACTTCCCCGAGAGCCGTCTTCACCCGCCCCACGAGATCTGCCGAGGTCCTCGGCCGGGCATCGCTGCCGGACACGATCCGCACCACGTCGGCGGGACTCGGCGCCGGGGTCCGCGATCGACGGGCGTCCTTGGCATTGCGGAGTGCGAAACGCAGGGAGATCGTCTCGAAGGTGGCATAAAGGTCTTCGATCGCCTCGACTGCGATGGAGGTCCCGCGTGCGGCCAGGACACTCAAGATGCCGTTGCGGAGCTGGCGCCCGCTCTCGAGGGGGGAGACGAAATGGGCCCCGGCCTGGAGCGGCGGATCGCTCGCCTCGGGGAGCGTTCGGAATACCCAGTTCGCGAACTCGGCAAGGTCCTCGTCGGGCATCTCGGAGGCAATGTTGTTCCGTTCGCGGTGGGCGAGCTCCAAGAACGCCTCTTTGCCGATCTCAGGCGAGCGATCGAATAGGTCGGAGAGCTCCGGCCAGGCCAAGCCGGGTCGATCGGCCAGCAGACGGGAGGCGACCGCCACCACGACCTTCTCCACCTCCTCGTCCGGTGGGTCCACGTCGGAACGTCGGAGCCAGTCCCGGGCGACGGCGAGGGCGGCCTCCGTGTCCTGGGCGAGCAGGAACCCGAGGAGATCATTCGCGGATGTCGCCTTGATGGCGGGATCCGCGAAGCGGCCCGAGATCCGATCGATCAACTCGCGCGGCGTCGAGCTTCCCAGCCGGCGGACGAACCAGATCCCGCCCTCTCCATCGGCCGCTTCGGAGGTGATCTTTCGGTCCACCCAGTCGGTGAAGGCGCCGGGCGCGGCCTTCATCGCGGCGTCGAGGAGCACGGCGTGAAGGCGATCCTCGCTCGGATATGCGATGGGAAAAGCCACCACGATCGACATCCAGCGCCGCCAGGTCCCGGCCGAGATGACCGAAGTTCCCTCTGGCTCGATCTTCGCCAGCAGATGGAGAGCGCGGTAGCCGGCGAAGGGCTGGCGGTCGATCGCGCGCGCATCGAACCAGCTCTCGGGATCGGTCGGCTCCCCCTCTAGATAGGTCTTCGCCGCCGCAAGCATGCGCGCCCGTTGAGCGGCCGAGCTTCGCTGCCAGCCCGGGGTCAGCGTAAGATCGGCCTCGAGTTCGCCACCGGAGAAGGCGTGCCCGTACTCGTCGAACTGGAGGACGACGTTGAGGCGCCACCAGGCGTCCCGGTCGCCCGACTCGGCAGCGTCGAGGTAGCCCTCGATCTCCTCGTCTATCTCGGAGCGTTGATCGCGAAGTTCAGGGTCGATCCCCGCGTTGGCGCGTTCGTTTTCTCGCAGGCTGTCTGCAAGCTTGGAATCGAGCTCGATGGGCTCGAACCAATAGCCAATTCGATGTCGCAGCCCCTCGCTGAGTCCACAGATGCGGTCCAGCGCCTCGAGCTGATCGTTCGCGAGGGGCGTGGAGAATGCGAAGCGGACGATGTCGGCCCAGGGGGCCTCAGCATCGGTGCCCAGTGCTGCCTCAAGACGTGTGAGTGCCCATGTCAGATCGTCAGAGCGCAGGAGCTTGGGATCGGTGGTCACGAGGCAGACCGCGGCGCCTTCCTCGGTGCCTAGATCGGGAACCAGCGCTTCGATCAAGCGTCGCCTGGCGGCAGGATCGTCGAGCGCGCCACACGGATCTTCGTTCGCGTCGGAGCTGAGTAGACCGACATGTGATTTCAGGCGCCCCGAAACGACGACCGCTACCAGCGACGCGATCTCGTCGTAGTCGGGGATGAGAGGCCACGCGCGACAGAGGATCGCGTCGGAGAGCGAGTAGAGGTTGTCGGTCGGACGGTGTAGCGGCGCCAACGTCGCGCACCATCGAAGTGCCGTCGGCAGATCCTCGTCGCTCAGGGCTCGGGGTAGTTCGCGATGCAGGAAGCTCGAATAGGCGCCGATCAGATGGCGATTTCTGGGAGGGGTGAGCACGTCGAAGACCTGGTCGGCCGAGACGAGGTCAGGGAAGACGGCGCCGAGGGCAGTGCCCTTTATCTCGTCGTCATCGTCGTCCTCGATCCTCTCCAGCGCCAAGGGCACAAGGTGGCGGCGGCTGGCGAGGGAGCCGTAGTCGCGCAGCGCCCAGACGCCGTCGTCTCGGACCCATGCCGGTTGGGTGTCGTCCTGCGCGAGTCGGAGTAGAACGGGTTCGCAACCGCGGACCTCACAGACGCGGGCGATCGTGATCGCCAGACGACGGAGCGCCCAGTTCGTGTCGACGTCCGAGATCAAAGGGTTCAGTTGCTCTGCGATCGAAGGGTGATCGAGAGCGCCGAGGTTCCGCCAGATGCGCCGATCCCAACGCTCCAGTCGCTCGGCCGACTCGACGTTCAGGATCGCCGCGATGACCTCGGCGCGTTGATCGTCGTCGAGTTCGAGTCGATCGACCCGTAGGAGCACCTCGGGCTCGGCGGCCAGAAGCTTCTTCAATATCGGACCGCTCAGCGCCGCCGCCCAGGCCGCCACCTCCCGGAACTCGGGCACCAGACGACCGTCTTGGTCACCGCTCGCGAAAAGGAGCCTCGAGAGCCCTTCGTCCGTCAGATCCGCATTGGCGAGACATGCACCGGCGCAGTAGTCGGAGAGACTTCGGTGGGCAAAGCTCGCGACCCCGGGGACGGTCTGCGTGAAGAGCGCCGTGCGAAGCGTCTCGAGGAGCTTGTTCTCGGTCACCTCGAAAGATCTGGCCGCCCCACCGAGACGGTCGCGCGCATCGAAGCCGCGCAATTCGAGGGGGTCGACCTCGGTGGGTCCCGTGCGTCCGCTCACGAGTGCCACGCCTGAACGGCGGGACAGCAAGGTGGACGAGGCGATCCGCTCGGCCAGCGCCTGACGCTCGCCGAGGCCGGCGAGCTGGGCATGCTCGCTGGCGCGCCTCGAGCGATCGGGCTCTTCGAGAAGCTGAAGGACGCCCTTCTCATAGAGCGCGGCGCGGGTCGGTGGGAGCGAATCGTCTTCAATGGCGGCGGCGAGGAGCATCTTCAACGTCAGGGGCAGGGAGGCGAGGCCCTCGAGATCACGATCCCGGACTTCGGCGATGAAGCGATCTGCGTCGAGACCCTCGCACCGGGCGGCCAACCGCACATCGAGCTCCCGCAACGGCGCGAGGCTCAACTCCTTCACCACCGAGTCCCCCGTCGTCGGCCAGATCTCGTGGAGGCCGGCGGTCAGCTCCGGTAGCCAGTCGGCGCTCCGACAGGCGATGCGCAGTCTCAACCGGTTGAGGGAGTCGGAAACCTCTTCGAACTCGGAGAGGAGGAACTTGTGGATGCCGGGAAAGTGCAGCATCGCCTCGTCGAGACTGTCGAGAAATAGGTGGAAGCTCCTGCCCTCGGCGACCCAAGCGCGCCACTTCTCCCCTTCGATCAGTTTTGCGCGCAGGGAACCGGCGTCTGGGTAGCCGCCTAGATCGACGCGCTGAAGCAGAGGATGTTCGGGCGCGTCGGCGGAGTCCGTGACCATGTCCCGGATCGACTGGCTCTTGCCCAAGCCGGGCTCTCCGAGAAGTACGAGGCATGGCTCGTCACCCAGTTCACCCAGCTGGCTCGCCTCGATAGACGGGCGCATCCAGGTCACGTCGGCGGTCGGGTCGGGGAAGAATTCATCGGTGCCCAACCTCAGTCGCGCGTCTGGGGTGATCCAGAAGCGCTTCCAGTCGTAGTGGGCGGGGCCTTCCGTCATCGTGCCGAGACTAAGCCAGTACCTAGACGCCCGTCGCGGAGGATGGAAAGGGTCGGGGCCCCAGTCGAACTCCGCCGATCCACCCGGGACGATCGGCAAACGCTCTGCGCGATGACCAGGCAACCACACCGCCTCTTCTGGATGCGCTCGGCCTGGTAGTGCCAGGACTAGGCGCAGAAGATCGAGTCGTGCCGCGACGAAGGCGGATGTCCCTTGGCAGCCGAGGTACTGGACTGCGACTAGTGACCTGAGTCGTTAATCCGCAGGCATCGGGCCTCCCGTGTCGAAGTCGTCGCCATCGCAAGCGACGATGGGAGGCCTGATGCCCCGACGTGTGGACGTGA